CCTACACCAAAAACAGATACCTTGTTTGAAGTTATAATAGTTGCATCTGGATCATTAAATGCAGTAAGAATACCACTTGAATCATAATCAACAGTCATTCTTACTTGGAAATAACCATTGACTCCAGAAGATGTGTCTATCGAAAGAACTTTTTGGTGAGTAAAGTCATGATATGTAGAACCAGTCAGAGTTACATAATCACCAATTCCAAAAGGAACCTGTGTTCCTTCGGGGGCATTGATAATTGTTGTTGCTCCAGTTGTAACTCCAGCAACTCTATTTGATGCTTTTGTCAATGCAAGAGTTTCTGCAACTCCCGATGAAACATAATAATCAGATCTTGTTGCTGATGGAGTTGCGCCAACAGAAACATGAGCACCGCCACCAACAGCAACTACTCTAATAACACTTGATTGGACGGAAAATGCTGTAGATGTAGTCGCAGTTCCAGAAGTAAATGCAACTGATGATCCAGCACCAACTGGTCTATGAGCCATTATTTTTATTAATACACTTTAAGTTATTTATTTATTCTTCTTCTTCAGATTCTTCAGAGGATGTCAGTTGATCCTCTCCAAATAAACCTGATGCTACTTCAGGCCTAAAAGAATCAATTTTTTCTGCTGACTTTGCAAAAAGAATATCTTTAATTTTATCGCTGATCTGTGATGGAGATTCATCAGCAATGATCATATCCAGAAGTTCATCCATTGTCTTAATTCAATTTGTGATCTCTTGTATTTATATGGTGCCACCCTTAGGCATCTTCATTGGACCTGCATCAACTTCTGCAGCGGTTGTATCAGCATTTACTGAGGACGCATCAATTTCTGGTTCCATAACTGGCTGACCGAGATTCATTTGTTGATCCATTGGCATACCAGTATTTGGATCTACAGGAATACTTGGGTCTGGAATTAGTCCCTTTTCAATTTCTTTTTTGATGAGAGCATCTTCTTCAATTATTTCTTGATCGGTTTGGCGAAGAATTTTTCTTCTCAAATAGTCTTGAGAGAAATACTTCCCAACATAAGGTTCTGCAGTTTGAACCATTGCAAGTCTTTCGTTTAGAAGTTCTGCTTCTTTTAATTCTGCAAAATGATTATCATATAGGAAGTCATATTGAATATGCTCCTCCATAATTTCCCAATCTTCTGGAGTAATGATATTCTTAAGAATCAATTGAGTTTTCAACATATCATTAAACATGTATGAAAATCTCTTTCTCAATCTTGCAACAAACTTACTGAATTTAACTTCATCGCGGAGAATTTCTGATGAACGACCTAGATTAAATCCACCATCACCACCAATTCTTGTTGTTGGGACATTTAGAGATCTATAAAGTTTTTCTTGGAAATAATTAATATCTGTGATTTCTCCAAGGTTTTGGCCACCTGGAAGTGTGGAGATTTCAGTTCCTCTGCCACCTTCACGACGAGGAAGCCAAAAGTCTTCCAACATACTCATGAATTTTTTATCATCACGAATTTCTCCGGTTGATGCATCATAAACAAGTTTGTTACGATAACGCATCATAACATCACGAAGATATTGTTCTGCTTTTACCTTAGGTAGATTGCCCACATCAATGTAGAAAATTCTACGCTCTGGAGCACGAGACAATCTGTAGATAACAAGACTATCTTCAATCATGCGAAGTTGATTGAGTGACTTGATTGCTTTGTGGAGATATGAAAGAGTCGATCCTTTATTTCTATCTACAAGACCAGAAGTACAATATGTAACAGAATCTCTTGTCATTTTAATTCCACCAGTTCCACCCAAAGCAGATGGATTATTGGTTGGATAATTCATCTTTGGATTATAGATGAAGTATTCTTCAATTTCAGGAAACTCATAATCCATAGGATTATCAGTATTTACATTAGATAATCTAAAATTATCTTTATTTTTTTTCTTTTGTTGGCGAACATAGCGCATTTTCATTGCGTCCATGTAACGAAGCTCTTGAATTCCTTCGTGGGGATTCTTAATATCAATTACTTTATGATAATATAATCTTCCATCAATATACCAATTTCTATAGATTTCGTGAGATTTTCTATCAAAATCTAAAAGTTCTAAAATATACTTAAATTCTTTTCTTATCTTAGTTTTTATACCATCGCTGGCATTTAAATTGGAAAGTTCTATCTGAACTGGACTGTCATTAGTATCAGATACAATTGCTTCGTTTACAATATCTTCAATGGCACTGTCACACTCTGGATGAAGTGCCATTTCACGATATCTTTTAATTAAATCAAATTCTGTTCTATATACACCTTCTATATCAACATAAGAACCAAAGAAGCCACTAGTCAAATAATGGTCAACCCCGTCCTCATTATTAGGAGGAACGGGGGAAACCACATTTGGTGATGATGGTTCAGTATTCTCAATAGAGAATCCAAATAACTTTGCCATTATTAAGTTTATCCTTGTATTCTACTATTTATTATCCTTGAGCACTATTGCTTCCGGGAACTTCAGGATACCAATACTGAACTTGGAACTCTACAGTGAATTCCTCAATTGTATCTGAACTATCGTATGAAAGATCAATTGCTGAAATGGAAGTTGGGAAAATATCCTTAAACTTATATTGTGCAAGTACATTTGCATTTCCACCAGTTCCAGTTCCTGTTTCTGTTGAAACAGTTGATCTGCCTAGTTGTACAACAGTTGCATCAGTCATATAATCAACTGGATTTGTCAAACCACTATGATCTGAGTACTGTGCAACATTTTGCATCCAAGCTTCAAATGCTCTTCTATGAGAGAAATTCTCATCATTAATAACAGTTATTGTCCAAGTGTCAAATGTTCTATCGCCAGCAACCTTTAAGATTCTACCTCTAAAGGGTACATCGATAGGAGAAACATTAGATGCTGGAAGAGCAGCTGCCTTACATAAGAATGTAAAGTTTTCTGCATCATACTGACCAGTTCCATCACCTTGAACACCAAGATTAATTCCTGATGGGAATGATGGGATAGAAACTTCAAACAGATTGGGGCGGGCCCCGCCGCCAATCAGTTTTGATTTAAATTGAGAGAGACTTTTGAGTGTTGCCATTTTTAATTCCTCCTGTTGTAATTAATTTATATAATATCAAACAGTTCCAGCAACTTCTTCAAAACTTACTCCCGTGCGAGTTGCAACAAAGGTCAGAGTTACATAGTTAATTGATTTAGCTGGTTTCAGATAAATGTCAGCTCTGAACTCATTATTATCAATTACATCAGGAGTATTGTTTGATTCGTCACAAACAACTAAGAATCCATAAAGACCTCTCTTTGCTTGAACATCGCGGAGATAAGGTTCAACAATGTTAACAAAGTTTGCTCTAGTGATCTCATCATTCAACTCGAACAGTTGTGCTTGAGCAGATCTTTCGAGTGCCTGCTCAACTGTAAGGAACAGACGACGAACATTGATTCTATCAAATGCAGATGCGTAACCTAAGGCAGTCTTATCACCAAACAAGATAACTCCAACACCTGGTTGATTTACAATAGAGTTAACTCTTGCAGGATACAACTGATCTCTTTGTGCCTTGCTTGGATTGTATGCAAGTTTAATTGCATTATTTAAAACACCTCTCTGTTGTCCAGCTGGCGAGAACCAAGGGAAAGCAAAGATTGATGTTCTAACCATCATCCCCGCAACATCAGCATTACATGGAATGTATCTAAACTTATTATTAAATCTATCATAAGTGTACTTATATCCACTATCAAATACTGCATAAGATGAAGATGAAAGTGGAGAGAAGAATTCTAGAATATTATCTGTTTGCGTGTCAGTATTTGTAATGTCAACAACATCTGCACGGTGAGGAGAAATTACTGCAATACAGTCCTTTCTAGATCCTGCAATAGAAATAAGTTGATTCGCTTTCGCTTGAGACTCAAATTTATTTCCAAGACCTGGGCCCATAATCAGATAATCCACAGAAATTTCATCTTTATTTGAGAAGAGATTATATGAAGTAATCAAATCTCCAAGAGATGCGGTCATTCCACCAGTACCACTGTAATCTTGACCACCAGTTAGATTGTAAGTTACATTTCCTAAAGCACTGTAGGTTCTTCCCTGAGTATCTGTATTCCAGAGGCCCTCTGCGGTTGTATATGGAGTAAATCCTGCACTAAATCCAGTTGCAGATACATCTTCATTTGCATTTAGATCATCTGAAGGATTATCACCAACATAAACATAGTTTGAATAAAGTGCCAGATAATTCTTCCACCAGATCTTTTGTGGAGAATTTACAGCAGAAATAGCATCTGTAGCTTTTGATAGACCAATGTGCTTCTCAAGTAGATTTCCTTGAATTCCTGTAACTGATCCAGTATCATCAACAATGACAACATGAATTTCATCACTTACACCATTTCTATCAGCAGCAAACTGAGAAGTTCCTGGTTTTGGTGCGATTGAGGACCAAAGAATTGGTGTATTTGTCAGTCCAAGAGTTTGTTGATCGTACCAATCCAGAACAGTGTTTGCACTGGAAGCCATTGTTACTGTAGCAACACCTGCTCCAGATGAATTTACAACTTGAACTGATTCTCCAGGAAGGAAAGATCTCAGTTGCGACTTTTGTGCATAAGTGACTGATGTTTCACTGCCAGCAGTAGAGACTACTGACTTGATCTTAACATCAAGAGTGCTAGCACCGATTCCAGTGATAATTGATTTGAGGTATCCATTAAATGTTGTAGTAGTTCCAATACCTGCGGAAGGAACATTTGAAAGTGCAGTTGTTACTGCCATTCCTACTGTTGCTAGAGCAGTTACTGCAGCACCAACATTGAGAGTTTGATCTGCTTTATCGTCAATTACACAAACTTTTAAATTATTTGACCAAGAACCAGGATTTTTTGCTGCAAAAATATAGTTTGCTACATCATCGGCATAATTTGCCTCATAGTCATCAAAGTTTTTGATCTTAAGTGTTGGTTCTCCAGCAGTAGAAACTCCAACTGAGTTACGAATAGCGTTAGCATTTACGAGATTAGATCCATCAGTTCTAACTACTTTAAGAACTCCACCATATGAAAGGAAAGATGATGCACTCATCCAGTACTCATACTGAGCATCTGTTGAAATTGGCTTACCAAAAACATTAATGAGTTCATTCTCTGTCGTAATGTCAATAGGTTCGTCTACTGGTCCAATTGCAAAAGGTCCAGCAATTGCACCGATATTATCCAGTACATTATCAGCTCTCCCAACAGTTAAATCAACTTCCCTAATAAGCACTCCAGGAGATAATTGAGGAGTCGCCATGTTTTTCTCCGTAAATCTCAGTTTATCTAAAAAATATTTATTAAAAAATTACTTTTCAAAAGGAAAACATGACATGAACTGTCTACCAGTCAGGATATTCCCATTTATCTAAAACTTTTGAGACCATCCTATTAGTAACTACTCTTTTTATGGAACACTCCTTACACTCATAAGCATATGAAGAAGCAACAGGCCCTCTTTCTTTGTGAGTTCTATAAAAACTCTCTATTAAATTTTTAATTTCTCCACAAGATCTACATCTTCTATCGGTAAGCAATAAATGACTAAGTTTTATTTGCTTATCTAAATCCATCACATATACTCCCACATATAAGATCTATCTCCATATTCATCAGTAAACCATCTATCGCCATCTGCATCGACAAAACTGTTTCCATCAAGACCATCTGATATAAAACCAAATGGTGCCATGTCTTGTTCTATTTGATTTTTCTGTTCTTCATACAATCTCTTTCTAACATCTTGGTCTGTCAGCTCTTTAAAATAATCTTGAGCAACTAACCAAGCATAAATGACCAAGCACATTGCAAGGTCATCGTTACATCCTTCTTCAGCTTCAAATGAATTGTGCTTTTGAATAAATGTTGTTAATTCTGAAATTATCTCATAATCATTTAAATAAAGTTTATCCTCCTCAATCATAGTTTTGAGGTTAAGACATCCAACCTTTTTTACAGTTTTGGACATCTTAACTCCAAGTTGAGTTTTCTTTCCAGAAAAACCTTGTCCAACTATTTGACCGGCTCTACCTCTCATTGAACACATGAGAAGGTTTTTGTATTCTAAGTCATATTGGAGAATACTGGCTACTTGATCCCCAACATCATTTACTTCGCATAGAATATATGCTTCATTGTAACTTCTCCCAACCTCATCAATAATACTTGGGAAAAGCATTGGTTTAATTTCATTATTTCTATACTTAGCAACCACTTTATGTGGAAACTGTGTAATGTCTACAACAGTAAAAGCCGAATAGTCGTTTCCAACGCCCCTAGCAACATCCACAGTGATTAAGTAATCATGATCCTCTATAGGATCCACATATACATCTAAACCCGCGCTACGGGTCTTAGGATGGTCGTAGACGAGGTTTCTGAGTTTAGATGGTGCAATTAAAGTATCAACAGATCCTAAGAATTCACATTCAAACTCAACTTTGAATTGTTGTTCCGATGTGTTTGCAATTGTTTGCTCTTTCCATGCTTCATCTCTCCCAGGAACTTCAGACCAATGAACATCGGTATATACATATTCATTCTTACCTTTTTCGGCATCATGCCACATACGGTAGAAATGATTCATACCATGTGGCGTAGATACAATAATTACTTTTGTGTTTTTACCAGAAGTAATCGTTGGATATACAGAAGCAAAGAATGAATCTGCGATGTGATTTGGAACGAACGCAAATTCGTCCAAGAATAATATATTGAATGACATACCACGAACCGCAGAAGCAGAAGTAGAAGCAGCCAAGATCTTACTTCCGTTCTCAAGTTCAAGAGAACCTTTGTTCCAAGAAATGATTCCCTGTTGCATCCACTTTGGTAGATTTTCATATGCTGTCTGCAATCTATCTAATAGTTCTCTAGCAGTTGCTGCTTTGTTTGCAAGAATACCTATATTTACATTATCATTGAATACTGCATAATGGAGAAGAAAAGATACCACAGTCGTAGATTTTCCTGTCTGACGAGGCATCTTGCAGATGTTAAATCTATGTTGGTGGAAGTTTTTAATTAACTTCTCTTGGAAATGATATGGCTTAAAAGTTTGTAGACCATGATCCAGAGTAACAATCTTTACATAATTATTTGCAAAGTAAACTGGATCTTCTTGACATTTTAAAAACTCAAGAACCTGTTCTTCAGTAAACTCAATTGGAGTATTGGCCTTCTTCAGTAAAGGATTACCAAGATATACATCACTCATAAAAATTACCTACTAATTTCTTCCCAGTCCA